TTAACCTTTATTTTTTTCGGAATAATAATTCTTTAGAGCATCATTCAGATTTTGTGGTTGGGTATTTTGACCGCCATTGTTCGGTGGAGTATAGCCATTACTTTTAAGTCTTTCTTCCACAGCCGATTGAACTGAAGTTCCAAAGATCTCTTCAAACCTGCCGATATTAGCAACAGTGGCTTCTTCATTATCTGAAATGAACAAATCTACAATCTTGTTTATAGGAAGTTTTTTATCGGCAGCAATCGTCAGAGCTTTGTTCTTTAAGACTTCCCTCTGTTTCTCAAGCTCCATCGTTTCTATTTTGGCATTTAGTTCCCTGAGTTGTTTCTTCTCCTCTGTTTCCTCTGGATATAGTTCATGAATCTTCTTATCAATTTCCTTTTGTAGATTGTTGGCTTTCCAAGTGTCCAGACCTTTGTTTAGATGCTTGTCTCGTTCACTGTCCAGCCATTTCTTACCATCTTCATTTTGTGTAAAGAATGTCTGCACCCCTTCAACGTTTACTAGCCCCTGAAGATATGCTTTGACCTCATCACTGCTTTTATTTTCTTCCATGTACCGTTTCGCTTCTTCCAATGTCATAACTATATATTCCCCTTTCAATTTGCCCTTCTGACTCATTCAAACCAGAAACGCTTATTCTTAAGTAGTTTAACGTCATACCCAGGACAACGAATTATCTCCTTTGATAATTGGGACAAAGAACTTCTAAACATCTATAGGATTGTTTACATTCCTGACTGCACCTTGCACACTTTTTGTGATATTCAACTTCTCCCTTTGCATTAACCCAAAAGCCTAAATCCTCCTTCTCCAATTTGCTTAATCTTGCCACTAAACATCCACCTCCAATCCCCTCTCAAAACGGGCAAATTAATTTAATGCAAAAAAGCCACAAACCTGCTTATAGCAATGGATTCATGGCATTTGTTTAAAATCAAAATCTCTTTATATTGGCTCATTTTGGGCATAAAAAATCAGTAGTGGTATATTTACCCTACTGGACAAATCTGAAGGCTCACAGTGCGTATTTAAACAACAAATTGAGTCTGTGTAGTAGCGTCGGCTTCACTAGATTGGGTTTGCCGTCTTAGTTGTTCTGCATCATATTTTTGCAGCTCCACTTTTGGATTTTCAACAAATGGCAGTAGGGTGAGCAATGTTTCCTGCGAACATATATCCTTTATTTTTACAATGACATCCGCGAGTCCTACCATATCGGTTGGAAGATTCCTTGTAAACTTTACTGCCACATCCCTGTAGTCATAGAATTTTCCTTCTTTTTTCAGCAGGTATACAAATAGATTTTTAAGCCTTTGTTTGATAACTTTCTCCATAAAAGCTTCTCTCATAGCGACTCGATTCTCAAGATTAAGAAGTTTATTTCGAAGTGCCAAAGATGAAGTGTTACTGGCCCAGCTCTCATTGAAGTTGACTTCATCCATCATGTCATATATTTTGCGTTCTATATTGTCCAGTTCATTCTTCACAAACGAGTCATTGATTTCCTTTGTGAGCCAGCTGACTTTACCCCCTGAAGGCACTTGAATAATCCCCATTGTTTTCATCTTGAGTAAATCTTCTTCTTCAATTTTGGCATTCTCGATCACTAGATAAGCATTGCGGTGGTCAGCGATTTCATTGACCAAATCAGAATTCAGAGCGTTGTAGGCATCAAAAAGGGAAATGACATCCTGAAAACCACTTATTCTTTCATTATTGGCAGGGCAAATAACGACTGGTACTCTGCCGAAGATATGTTCATGACTGCCAATCAGATTGAGAGTTGATTTATTGCTATTACTTCCTAATTCATAATGCAGAATTTCGTTGACAGTATACACATCAAGATATTTCTTATCATCGAATCTCTTAGTGAAGGTATGTAAAGCCAGCACAATATTTCTCTCTGCAGATCCATCCTCCAGAACATAAGCATTCAGAGGGGTGAGTATTGTTGCTGAAAACTCCCCATCAGTATTCACATAGTTGAGTTCATAGGCTTCCCCATATATTTCTGATTGCTTCCGAAGATTGATATTATGTTCTTTATCCCAATGGCTTGAGTTCTTGTCTATGGCAGCTATGATTGCTGAATCATCTGACTTGGAAATGTAATTGACTGGTTTGCCAAGAATATATCCTGTTTCATTATCCACGAACTTCCTTGGAAAGTTGAATACCAATCTCATATTGCTCCGGCTGTCCTGCATCTGGTAGCTTTTCAGGATTAAATGGTTGCCTTCGTAGTAATCCTTATATTTCTGTTTTGCCAGAGCGTTATTGTTAAGTTCATTTAGGCATTCTAATATTAAGTTTTCGGTTGTGTTCAAAATTGTCACGACCTTTCTAAAAAATGGGCATAAAAAATAGCCTGCACGCTTTTGGTACAGGCTGAGGTTACATAAAACATAATTTTAGGGCATATGCATAAGTTTTCGTTTTAGTGTATTTTTCTAAGATTTTCTTCACAACGGACGATATGGTGGGTCTTTTACTATATATAGCGTTCTATGTGGCCAATGAATTCATCTATACCTTCCTGTAGTGTTAGTAATTCATTAAAGCAAAATGTTATTCGAGAAAGTGGATGGTTTTGACGTCGTTCAATATACTGTATTGTTTGTAGAGTTTCTTCGGAAGGTTCTTCACCATTCAGCCTAATTGTTTTAACTTCATCAAAATATTTGTTTAAAAAATTAAACATAATAATAATCAACCAAGTTGTATAGTGCCGTAGAAAATATATTTCCGTACCTCTTCTATCTAAGAATATTTCGGACATATCTATTCTATTATCTAATGTACCAGCATCATAAATTTGAAATGATAATTTTGGATCGTTTTCAAATTTGTAAATAAAGCATCTTATTCCTTCGTGAGCTAGTTTGTTTCGGATATCTCTTAGCTGTAAGAACTCCTCACTCTTGTATATGGATACATCTACTTTCTTTTTGTCTATACCTATGGTTTTTGTTAAGTGCTTGTCAATAATATCAAAAACGATCCTATACCGAATCAGGAAATATTCCACTTCGCTTTTAAGCAGTTGTTGATATAGCGGTTTATCATCCACAAATATATTGAATAGATTAAAAATCTTGTTGTAGATAAATAATATATTTCGAATTTCTTTCTCAATAGATTTATCAATTCCTTTATCTACAAGGTCATCATTCTCGCTCAAATCTACTACAAAATTCAAAGGAAAAGTGAATCTATATAATTCATTAGAGGAAACAATAAGCTTCTTCGCTGTTAATGCTTGATTTCTATAATTATCCAAATTATTTCTCCCCTTTAATCGACATTGTAAAATACATCTAAATATGTGACTTAATCATTCAAAACAACAAACTCCGATCAAAAAACCTAATGCTCTTTACCCCTTGAACCAACTGAACTGCACCATAAAGACTATCAGGGGCATCATCATGTTTTGCGCCTTTATTGTAATCTCTTACCTGATTATTATACCTGATATTACCAGGGTTGAATAGGATATGCCCCTTCTTTACTTCCGGCTCAAGCGATATAATCCTCTCATGTTTCTGGCCCCTACTTATCACTTCATCGACAGGAGTGAATATCTTGTTTTTCCAAAGTTCTTCTTCAAACTTCTGCTTGATATAGCTCTGCGCTGCTGTAGTTTCAAATCCAATCTTCTCAACTGGATATTGCTGTAACTTTTCAATGACTACCTGAAATAGATCATCGGGGAGTAATTTATATATGCTTCCATCAACAACGTACTTCTGCTTAGTTTTTCTATGAAGGCCGAGAATTGTTATTGCTGAAAAGTCATTTCTTTTACCAGCTTTAATTGCAGGGTCAATGTACATCACGAGTTCCATCTCTTCAAATCCAGGAAGCCTGTCCCAATATTGAATATCTCTAAAGATATAATCATCTGTGCTGCGTGGATCATTCTGCATTTCTTTATAGAAAGATTTGTCTCCCATTGCTTGCTTCTTGCACATGAGATAATAGTAATCAAGATACTCTGACCACAGTATTTCTGTACCTTCTAACATTTCCTCCTGATGGTCATAAAAAAAAGACTTGGCAGTATCAATCCTGTCCAAGTCCAGTAGATTATTATATTGTGCTTCCCAGTCACTCCATAGATCCTCTCGTTCGGCAAAGCATATGACTGCCGCTTTCTTTATGCTTCTGACTCCAGGGATTTTTCCCTTCAGCAGATCAGTCATCAGATCCTCCTCATGTAAACAAGTACCGACAACTAGAATATTGGTATCTCTCGTCCCGATTGGAATGACAACATCCGTAAAAGTATTTTTAACTTGCTCACGCTTTGTTTCTGATTTCGCTGTATCATCTTTGAGAAGGTCATCTAGCAGAACAAGCTGTGGCCTAAATTGCTTAAAATGGATGCCTCTCAGTGAACCATCAATTCCACGAATCATTATACAGGCATCAATGCCACCCTTGCCCCTTACCCATATTTCATTATTGTTCCAGCGGTTTCCTTTTTGAATACCGAAGTCTTCCATTAGCAACTCATTGGTTTCAAGCTCATCCTTAATCATATCTAGGAAGGGGAGAGCAATCTGTTCTGTTGCTGATATGATCAAAGTAAACTGTGATTTATTGTAGAGCGTTGAATACAGGGGAAATAGAAAAGAGTTAATCGTGCTTTTGCCATGTTCCCTTGGTAATCCAAAAGCTTCAATCAACCCTTTGTTCTCCAGCATGTATTTCAGTTCCTCGAATAGCTCTAAGTGAAATTCCCCGAACTTACGGTCAAAGTATTTAGGGAAGTAACATAAGCTAAAAAATTCTAAATCCATCTCGCCAAGTAACTTTCGTAGCTCTGAAAATGAAAACTCCCCGACAAGTTTTTCTATCTTGTTCGGGGAGAAATATTTATTCAGATATTGTTTTAGCAAGAGGTTTTGGCGGGTATGGTCGTGTGTTTGTTCTTGAATTGCTTGCATGGAAACCTCCTTTCTATTGTGATATATTGTGTATAAAGAATGCCTAAAAACTAATTCAGGAGGAAAATGGATGCAATACTTATGGAATAGCATTATTTATTTTATTAACTCGAATAGTGCCTTATGGAGTTTTCTTGCGACTGCTGCAACCGTAGTATATGTAGTATTTACATATCGTCTATTACGAGAAACTGCTACAGCTAGAAAATTACAAAGGCAACCATATATTATCGCTGATTTAGAGATTTCAGGTATTGTATTAAAAATGGTAGTAAAAAACATCGGAAACAATCCAGCCCTTAATGTTCAAGTAAAAGTGGTACCAGAAATTGATAACCCCTTTTTTAACATAGATTTTTTTGCTCCAGGAAGAGAAATTAGCAATGTTATCAAGTACATAACTCGTAGTGACGCCAAAATTCCGGATAATTCAAAATATAGTTTCGAGATTTTATATGAAGATTCATATAAAGAGAAATATCATCATAAATACTCAATTGATATTTCTCCACTTATAAACTCTACTAACTATAAAGAATCTGATAATAAAGGAATCGTAGACAAGCTAGACAAATTGCTTTCCAAATTTGACGACTTAAAGGGCGAGCTTCATAAAATCTCTGACTCTTCAAGTAAACAAGCTGATTATCTAAAAGAGATCAAATCTAAATTGAAATAACATCAAATTGTCGCAAGATTACCTGGAAAGCATTATCAAGAACCTCTTGTATATGCTCTGGTTTCTGAACATTATTTCTATCAACCGTTAAGTCAATATTTACCCTTACATAATCATTTTCGTTTAAAGGTATCTCATATATTAGATTCAGAGGATATAACTTCACCTATGTCACCACCAATTCAATTATTTTTTAAAAATTACCATAAAAATTTCCACACCATCTACTGCAGGGGCAATTTAAACAAATAGAAGCACCCCTCCCATTGGAAAAGGTGCATAAAAATAGAGCGGCTATCTTACCACTCCAAGGCTTCCAGAGCCTCTACCTTATCCTGTTCAGTTGTGACAGTGTATAAATTCGTTGTCAGTATGCTTTCGTGGCCAAGTATTTCCTGGATGGTCGTTATTGCAGTTGCTGCCTTGACTAGCCTATACCCTAGTGAATGCCTGAGCTGGTGTGGCGTTACATCGACTGATACTCTTTGCCCATACTTTTCAAGGATTAAGTTGATTGCGTTCCTTTTGAAGGGGCCACGCTGTCCTATTAGTAGGAAGTCACTATCATTGGTGGGTCTGGCATCAGCGTAATCTTGGATTGCTTTGCGAACATCCTTATTCAGTGGCAGTGTTCTGTATATGTTTCCTTTGCCAATGACTCTGATTGTGCCTTTACGTTCGGATAATTCTATGTCTTGAAGCTTGAGATTGCATAGTTCACTCACCCGAAGCCCTGTGCCAAGCAATATCTCAATGATGCATATATGAAGTGGATTGCGGTTTCTGTGTATCTCTGCTCTAAGTTTTCTTAGATCCTTTTCTTCCAAGCCTTTATATTGCCGAGCCTCCCGACTCTTTACTGCCTTTATATTGATCTCATCAGCCGTTGATCCACTATCATAGAGCCATTTGCATAAGGCATTGACGCTTGCAACCTTCCTATTGGCTGTCACTACTGATTTATTGGTATTGAGCAGATGCTTCTTGTATCCAATGGCATCAAGTTGAATCAGTTTATCCAGTCCACAATCCGTCCTGCTACCAAACCAATCCATAAAAGCCTTACTGTCCCGAATATAGCAGCTAATGGTATTCCCGCTCAGTTCCCTGTTTGTGAGATACTCCTCAAAATCGCTTATATCAAGCATATAAACACACCCTTCTCTACTAGGTGTGTCCATGTTACCTCTGTATGGCCTTGATAGCAACTGGAGACATAAGACTAATTATGTATTCTACATGGGCTTATTTCGGGTAGTATTAGGCTCATATAGGGCATTTATCTCCCAGATTACTGAAGACATAAGATTATGCTTTAGCTGTTTCTTTACCAAAGTGATCATCTTCAATAAAACCCTCCTCTGTCTCCTCTATAACTTCAGGGCCTGTCTGAACAGCTTCTTCAACAATAGAATATTCTGCATCAACGACTTCTTCATTTATCATTTTGAGGAACTGCAGCTTCCTTTCTTCCTCCTGGCCCTTTGTATCAAAGATAATTTCTTTCCTATCACCCCACTCATCCTTCTTACGGTTCTTTAGCCAGAAGGCTTGAGCAGTCGGGTTAGGTGGCATATACTTCTTGGTTTTCTCAATCCTTGTTCTTTTTTTGCCATTATGATCTTCCTCTATGACAGTTTTTATTTCTTCATACTCAAAACCAAGGGCAGTTTTCAAAACAGCATTCTCTACACGATTATCTATAACAGACTTCCCCGCCGTAACGATGTTATTTAGCTCATTATGTTCTTTCATATAAGTGTACCAACTGTCGGGACTTATGCTTAATAGAACACACATTTCTTCATTGGTTTTACCGTCCATACACCAGTCTCGAATCTCCGATAAACGTGGGAATACATTGGTTAACCACTTCGTATTATTTTTACCTCTTGCTCCCATTTTCTCACCCCCTCAAAAATTAAGAAGAGCCTCGTTTGGCTCTTCTTAATAATCACCTAGATCCTCTAGTTCGATATCGTCTTCCTTTATTGTTGTGTTGAGATCAAGTTTTTCTCCGTTTGTATAATTATGAAAATACCTGATTAATATCTCTAATCGCTGCTTTAACGAACTAGCTGAAGTAGCACCTTGCTGGTTGTATCGATCAAATAAAACTAATATAGGGACTTGATTTTCAGACTCAGTCTTCCTATTGTCCTGCCTTATACTCTCAAAAGCTAATAAAAATTCTCGCATAACATCTGGATTTGAGTGTTTTTTATACAGTTTAATAAAAAGATAATATATTGGAACAACACCTTTTTTACTGAGCAAATCCTTCAGTCCATTAAAGACACTAGTCATTATATCTAGGTTTACTATCACCCTATCAATTACTTCTGAAATCTCATTATTAAATTCCCTATTTTGTTTCACCATCGTATCTAGATTGCCTTTGTTTAAGGAAATAACATCTGTATTTTCCTCAAGCAAGATTATTTTATTTAAGAAATCTTGATAATCATATCTATTGTTTTTAAACGTAATGACATTACAAAAAAAGTCATGATTATTTATAACTTCATTGACCCTTTCAGTTAGATACCCGGAAATAGCATTTCGTTTTTCAGCATTATTCAGGACAGATCCATTATTTAGTCTTATGAATAATTCTTCAATTTTATCTTCTTCATCAGTAACAACTTGTACAACATCCAAAATATAATTCTCAAAATCAGAAGCTATTTTTGGATATTTTTCAAGGATATCATTAAATTTCAAGCTTCTTAAATTCACACTTGAATCCTTATAAAAGATTATATTATTATCCAAAGCAAATCCATTGTTCACGAAAGAAAATATACAGTTAAACCGTTGTTTTCCATCAATTATCGCATATAAATATTTACCCCTAGTCGGAACTAAATAGTGAATATAAAATTTGGGAACATCAAATCCATTTATAACCGAATCAATAAAAAGTTGTTTTGTGTTTAATTTCCATATCCCGCTGATTCTTTGATACCTTGGGTTCATATCTATCTGTTCTTTCCTATTAAACCAGTCATATATCGTTTGCTTTTCATTTGTCCTAGCTGGAATAATATCAAACATAATCAGATCACCTCCCCTATACTATGTTATATTGTTTCTTTATCATAATACTTATTGATTCTAAAGATGGATATAAAGTTGAATGATCTATTCCCATTCTCTCCAAATCCTCAACGATTTCATCAACTTTGTCTTTGTCAATTTTAATGACATACAAGAATTCATCACTATCATCTATATCATCTAAAGACTTATCATAGTTTTTGGGGAATATAGTGAATACCCCTTTCTGCGCTATAATCCTGATATTATTTAAGGCTCCATATACGGCCAATGGCCTTCCAATGTGTCCTTTTGACCTATCTCCATACTCTTGTTCAACATCAGCTAATTCTATGTTAGGAATCGTATTCTTATCTCTTTTTGCCTTGATACAAAAGTTTTCATTTAGCTTTAATGGGTTCAGGCAGTATACAACAGCTTCATCATCTTTGTGTTTATCCTTATCTCTATACAAAACAGCAAAAGCCAATGCTATTAAAGGATCTTTTGTCCAGTCTGTTAATCTTGTAGGCACCCCATAATGTTGCATCCAAAATAACCATTCAAAATGTGTAGCTGGCCTTTTCTCCAGAAATGGAAATGCCTTAGCCTGAAATTCAAAAAACAATGCATTCTCTAATTCATCAGTATATTTATTACGATATATAGAAGGATATAATTTATCATATATTTTAGGTTGACCTCTATACCACACCATACTCTCAGTAGAAAAATTGATTTTGACCTTTTCCAGAAATTCCGTTACTGAACTCACCGTTTCGCAAACAATACTTGATTTCATATGTATTCTACCCCCCTTACCGATCCTCTAAGGGGTATTATATCATAAGATCCATATTATAGATGGTACAAAGGAGCTTCAATAGAAGCTCCATACCCTTACTTCAGCATCTCCTTTTCACATGAAACTCATCCATCCGCTGCCCCTCATCCAGTCCCCAAAACAAAACCAATTCCTCATATACTTTCCTTATCCTGTCAGGTAGACAATACCTCTGAACCAACTATAAAGTAAAGTCGAATATTCATTGTACCTTCGCCTGTACGCCAGACATTCTACTCCAATTGAACACTGACCCCCAACAATAAAAGATATCGCCTCACAAGCCAACGTGAAGCGATATACAACCGATATGCTTCTACTATACAACAGCCTTTGCAGATTCGCTTCCACTTCTGAAGGCTGAATTTCCTTCTAACTTTTCAAGCAGAACCTTCCTTGCTGCTTTCACAATTATTTTAATAAGTATCTCTAAAAAATGCTATCGAAATGAGCAATTATTTGCTCAACGATTCTGCGTAGTTTCGATTCATTCCATATATCTTTAACATTTATGTGACCATTCTTACTGCATTTATTTTTATAATCATCCAGTACAACAGCATATAAAAAGCCTCTTGCCCCCCCTTCATCTAATTCCTTCAATCTTTCCAAAATAATTCTATGTTTACTTCCTTTTATAAAACTATAATTAGTTCCTCCTGAACTATCATGTTTCTCCAATCCATATGATAGCATAATTGCATCAATCTGCTTATAATCCAATAATCTCTCCGCCCCTCAATATTACTGCTTGCGCTAAAGTGATTATACATTAATTTGGTAAATTAAGTAAGGTTTGTTAGCAATGTAATGCCTATCGTAATAAATATAATCATAACGGTCGTTTACAGGGTTCGCTCAAAATATTAAGCCGGCACCTGCTCAACCTTCAAATCCGAGTATTTGTATTGCTGTCCATCTCTTTCAATTATTACATCATCACCATTGATTCCATCCTTATAGTTAATCCAGCGTTCAATAATAACCTGACAGTATTTCGGATCAAACTCTGAGCCATAGCAAATTCTATCTGTATTATCTGATGCTAGTAAAGTTGTCCCACTGCCAAGGAAAGTGTCCACAACAATATCACCATATTTGCTTGAGTTCTTGATGATATATTCACTAAACGACCCTGCACTAAAGTACAGGGGTTCACGGAGAGCGACTGGAAGTCGCTGGTTTCGGCTAAAGCCGACTAAAGCGTTTCGGACTAAAGTCCGGGACCTCCGAAACCCCCGAAGAACGGTGCGCTGAAGCTTTACGGACTGAAGTCCGTGGTTTTTACCTTGCGCATTGAAAATAAGCGGAATGGGTTTCATTGTAGGATGGACATCGTTGACTCTTGGCCTATCGAAATTCCATATTGTAGTCTGCTTTCTGTCACCATTCCAATAATGTGCTCCTGTAGGCTTCCATCCGAACAAAGCTGGTTCATGCTGCCATTGGTACGGTTGCCTTCCCATGACAAAGGTATTTTTAACCCAAATGCAACATTGAGAATGCTTGAAACCTGAATCAACAAATGCTTTCCTGAATATCAATCCTTTAGCATCAGCATGAAAAATATAACTACTGGCTCCATCAGCCGATATTTCATAAATTCTCTTGAAAGCTTCAAGAAGAAAATTATAGAATTCTTCATCACTCAAATTATCATTTTGAGTTGTCAAAGCATCTTCTGTTTTACCAACATATGAAATTCCATAGGGAGGATCAAGTACAGTAAGTTTAGCTTTCTTCCCATCCATCAATTTTTCTAAATCTTCTACTTTAGTTGCATCGCCGCATATCAACCTGTGCTTACCCAACAGAATAATATCTCCCGATTGAATAACTGGTTCTTCAGGCACTTCAGGAATTTCTTCTTCATCCTGCTCATCCTTTGGCATGTATTCATCCCATAGCTTTTCAGCTTCCTTCATATCAAAGCCACTCAGCTCAATACCATAATCCTCTGTTTTCAAGTCATCCAACAACTTTGCTAATGATTCGAAGTCCCATTCCCCTGAGATTTTATTGAGAGCAACATTCAATGCTTTCTCTTTTGTCTTATCAATATCGATAATAACGCAGTCAACTTTAGTATATCCTAACTCCTTGAGTACCTTTGCTCTCTGGTGGCCGCCAACAATAGTTAGATCACTATTCAAAATGATGGGGTCACAATATCCGAATTCATTAATACTGTTCTTGATCTTCTCGAATTCCTTATCCCCTGGTTTTAAATCCTTTCTGGGATTATATTCAGCACGCTTTAAGTCTGATATGTATATCTTTTTGAATTCCATTGTATTCTCCTTTCGAAATTGGCATAAAAATACTGCCTACTCCATTTGGAATAGACAGTTACATCATATTATTGGTTAGACATTTGTGGGAGTGCTAACCGCATTTTGGCAATCAGCAATGAATTATTCACCTTTAATATTGTTTTTGTGGGAAGAGAATTTAATTTTCACTAGAATTTTCTACTTTTAGTTTTAATTGTTAATTGACCAAATATAATCAAAAATACTACTTTTGATTATGTGTTTAATCTTTTTACTATTACAATAGGGAAACCGCTCATATTTATAAAAATCTCTAAGTTCACCGCAAGTTTTACATCTATATATTCCTGTTTTCGGAACATATTCGATAGGCATAAATAACTTTCTTTTTTTGCTTATAAATTTCTCCATTATATTATAGATTTTAGTAATTACTCTAGATAAAAATAGAACCGAAGTTATAGTAATTATTAAAATCACCAAGGAGATAAGACGATTTCCCATTTCGCTCTGAAAAAGGTTAATTGGTTGAATCTTAAGTAGAAAAAGAAACATAATACATATAAACCAGAAAACGCCTGTAAACAATAATGAGCTTTTCTCTATTAAAAGAATGATCTTTTCGTACCAAGGTTTTAAGGAATTTACCTTATATATATTGAAACTGTTATTATATGAATTTTGAAGTTCAGCAAATTCTCTACTTGCTAGTTCTTCAACTTTAACTCTAAGGTTTTGGTATTCCTTAGAATCTTCTATATCTTCCTCTGGATTTTCTCCTTCAAGTATACATAGTTCCTTTAGAGAGGATGATAGTTCACTCGAAAGTAGATACCCATATCTATTTATGAGCGTCATTACATCGTCTTCAACCAAATTTCTTCTATTACTACGCATACTTATCTTCATTATTAAAGGAGAATAAATATTCTCCAACTTTTCTTTCAGATTTTTTTCAAACATAGTTTTTGTATCTAAACTACTCTTCGCAGAGGCAATAAACCATTGGACTATTATACCTAAAGCAGTAATTGAACCAGCAATGACTGCTGCGATAATTATTGGTGTTTTAAAAATCTCTAGCATAATTTCGTCTCCTAATTCCTCATGTTGTTTCATCTCATTGTCACCCACTTATGACATAATTCTACAAATGAAGAATAATTCCTGCATGTCGATCGCATAATTTAAATTATCATAGTACCTCCACCATCTAATGCATTCGGCATACGTTCAGATCCACTTAATATCGTTACCTGATACTAATTTGCGTATAAATGATGAGAATATTAATGACATTGTAATTGAGCATTAGGATCTTCCGATAGAATCTCAATAATATTTCAAAAGCAAATTAGTATGACACAGATAGGAATCAAAAAAAAGCACAAACATTTTGCACCCCTGATTTAAACCATATTGATCCCGAGGAAGATATGTTGTTCAAAGTTATGGTTTTATTTTTGTTCACCCTTGCGAGGGTTCCAAAAAGTAAAATCCAAACTTTTCACGATTTTGATTGATTATTACTTAAAACAATTATTATTATTACATACGTGGCTGGCGGCTCGTCCGACAGACACACCCCGCTGCTAAGCGCCCAGTATCCTTTCAATAAAGAGGTTTAAATAATTTGGACTAGCGTCTAGGGAACGACGAGAGCAGGATTAACCCCTACGAACTGCGCAGGGGTTTTGGCTGTGTCTTGAGCAAAACTCAAGCCCCATCCGAATATTTAAACTCATTTTATGAAACAATACAAAGTAAAATATTTTTTACCAATACCAATATTATCCAAATACCCTCAAACACTAGCTATAAGCGTGTTTCAGAAAATTGCTCGGATGAAGTGTATTATATATATAGCATCTCATCCATGCCATGTGCTTCAAACGCCTTTATAGCAAGGGTTACAGCCATTTATTACTTTTTGACCTTTGGTAAATTTTTCTTAAAAATCTTTTTAGGCCTATTATATGTGATTAAATGGTTTGCCATGAAGTTTTCAATATGGGGATTTTCTAATTGCCTATATACCGAGTCTGCTTTAAATTGAGATTCTAAAATATCCTGCAAACTCTTTAAACTCACTTCATCCCCTTCACTCATTTTTTTCAGTTCATTAATAACTGCAAACCAGCAGCTTTTTTGTTTTGCAAGAGTAGCATTATTGTGGCAAGCTGACCCTGGCAACGGTTTGCAAGCAGATCGGTGTATCCACAGCATATCTGTCAGATATAGAGCGTGGTAAAATGCCCTCCGATCGTTTCATGGGGATTTTATGCAAATTTTATGACATCGACGAAGACGAGTTGTTTAAGTTATGGGGAAAAGTTCCGATGCTCGCCAAAGATGAGATTGAAAACAACGCCACTCTCCAAAAAACTTTAAGGGAGATCAGCCGAAATACTAAATTAACCGACGAAAAAAAGCAGAGTTATACGATGAGATTTACAAAACATATCTAAGGTTTGCTAAAAAGTTGGAACAAGAAAAAGAAGGAGGATAATCTTAATGGTACTTCTACTTTCTAGTGTTATGCAGTTTTTGGAGCGTACCTTTGGGTATAATACTGCGATAAAAATTAAAGATTACTTTGATTTTATTGACGGCGTTATTTTGGGTGCCTTGATCTTGCTCTGGCTCGTTGGTAAGTTTTTCATGGAAGTTTACCGCGATGACAAGCTCCCAAAGGATATCGCCATTATGTGGGTTGAAAAAGCGGGTGTCTTGGGGATTGCTTCGAATCCTAAAAGTATTGTTGAGGCGGTTGAAGTTTTCATAGGTTATTTACTTCTGAAAATTTTCCGTGAAAAATCCTTTCATTTTAAAAGATTACGGCTAATAACGGCCATACTTTTAATCATTACGCTTCTTATTTTTTTAGTAGGTATGGTGGAGTCCATGTACCCATACTTCCCACATGATGGGCACCCGTACCCTTAA